AAGCATACAAACCACGAGAAGGCTGTTGCCCCCCCCCGTGTTTGGATCTCCGGTAGATCTTCGGTTCATTTTCCATGTAACCCCTTCCCGAGTGCGACACGACGTACGTAGCTGACGATCCAACAAGGCGTTCAACTCATTATCGCCACCAAAAGCGCGTTTATATACAGCATGTTCCACTTCCAAAGCCCTTGACACATGTTTATCAAATTTGCTACAATCAAGAGAGATGCAGCAAGGGCGTTGGAACTGGTCCCATTTTTGGCGTATAAGAGTTGCCCGCTCTACCCCATTCAGACCCTTCGCGATTAAGCGGAGGCCATACCGGTCAACTATTCGAAGGGATCGTTCCTCGAAGGGCCTTAAGTATGCCAAGAGTCGAAGGTTGTAGCGCGGACTTCGTGCACAAATCATACGGGGAGGAGGATTCCGCTTGGCGAGAGGGTTCGCCTTCTCACACTTCACGAAACACTCAGCTCGAAAGTCTTTCCCGTCAAGATCCCTCTCCTTCAGACTCGCGAGCGCTATCTTGTACCGCTCGCGACGCCAGTCGTCGAATGAATCCGCCACTCGCTGAAGCGACCAGGGCGTGAGCCCTTTCAGGTGACGGAACAAACGACGCGCTGAGAGGTCCATCAGGTATAACCCTCGAACAGTCGCCTGGGGTACCGCCCCCAACAGACGATTTCGAGCGCCTGCCATCTGATTGCAGATGCAGTTTGCATGGACAAAACACTTCCAGAGACCTGGTACCGGTGGAACTAACCGGATCAGGCGACGCTGCTTCAGATCATTTGAACAGACCCAGTTTGCCGGTGGTTTTGGTGCCGTGCAGCCCTTCCCCAGCTCTTCCAAGGTTGACAGGGGGTGGCAACACACTGCAGGCACCGCAACTGGTCTGACTCATTTCTGCGGAAGAATCGACTCCCAACCCGCCGGGAGAGCTCCCAGCAGGCCGAAAGTGTGGCGATGGAACCACCAACTAGTCTCGACCATCCAGCCTAGCTTCTTAGGTCGAGAACCTTGCATGAGGGTGTTGTGTTTACGAACCTCAAGCCAAAAGTTGCGATTCAGCATCCGTTTTTGGAGAGCGACCTCCAGACAGCTTGGCGCGAGCACACAGGTTACGGATGCAGCTACCATGTGTGTAATAACGGCCTCTTTGGTCAGACCGTGCTCTCGGCACCAACGATGACCCAACTGGTTGAGCCACGGGGCGGTGGCTGTCGTTCGTTCCGCCCCAAAGATTCGTCCGGCGAGATACGCACAGAGCTCAGACGAGAGCTCAGCGTGTCTACGCTCCTCCTCCTCCTCGGCATCGAGCGTCGCAATGATGCTCCCCGCATTGGATTCGATGGTTGGTCTTCGTCCACGACGCATTTCGAGGGGAACGTTCTCAAAGTGTCTCCACTCGTCGTCCGTTCCGATAGAGCTACGAACGTCCCGTATTGAGTCATAAGTGGACGCCACCTCGGATCGCGTAGACTCGGATGCCCCGCCTGAAGCAGTGTTCGCTCGTCCACGGTCCCCTGGTAGCCCGCCACCATGCTCTTCACGGCCGCCCACAGCCCCCTCCTCGTTCGCCACCACATCGGGCCGGGCCCGTTGGGACCCCACACCCGACTGGGCAGTGACGAAAGATGCGCCCCCTGCGCTTTGATTCGCTGGACCTCCACCGCGCTGATCATGACGTCGCACCTGGTGAACAGCCTGTCGTCTGGGTGGATTAGGACACGTTCGTTGCAAGTGCCCCTCCCCACCACAATTGTAGCAAACCCTTCCTCTCCAGTATTGGGCCTGCCGCTGACCAGACGGCCTCCTAGCTTGTCCTTCGCGGTGTCCATCCGACATATATCGGTGTCAGGGAGATGGG